ATAGTGGTTGTCATCATCAGGGAACAAGGCAAGATCCAGCCCATTCTGCCAGGAGACAGATCTGGGGAGAATTGAATACTGTACAAGATCGATTCCCCGCTGTTCGCTGTTCGCATACGTTTCTCTGGTGGATCCACCGGCGAACGCTTCGGGAACCCCGAACCTTCTGGCGACTTCGGTCACAGTCCACTTCTGTGCTTCAAGGAATTCTGCCTGTCGGGAATTCACCACAATGGGGACATACTCGTAATCGTTGTTGATGACCGCCACCTTGAAGGCATTTTCGCTTCCACTGAACCCCGACATGAACGCGGCCTTGATCTCATCCTTCTGCTGCTTGGTCGAATTCTTCGGAGCCTTCACGATACCACCCAACAACGTACCGCGTCGGAAGTAGTTTGCCTGGATGAGCTTCGCAGCTTCAGCGGTTGCAAGATCCTTCTTGGCATACTGCAATGGAGAAAGAGGGACGATGCCGTTTGTGGTCACGTTCATGAGCACCAGCATATCCTTGCGCTCGATGACCTCACCTGTGGATGTATAGCGATATGCAAGCTTCCCTTTCTCTGAGATCGGCTCAATCAGGTTGGCTGCAATGGGGTATAGGAACAAAGGATGTCCTGTGGAATCCGACCTCTGGATCTTTGCATAGGCAGCGCCATACAGTTCGTAGTTCAACGACATGACGAAATAGAATGTATAGCCGTCCATATATGGACACGGCTTCCTAAGAAGTCTCGCCTCCGGAATCGTTCGGACCACTTTTCTCGATCCGTTGGGCAACTGCTCATAGGTGTGCATGGGGAGGCTTGCAAAGGTCCGTGCCAAGTTCATGACACAGATCCAGAATGCGGAATTTTCCAGAGACTTCTCGGATGAGAAAAGGGACAAGAGACTCCAATCGAAATCCTTGGACGCTATGGAGACGACTTGATCTTTGATTCGTTTGAAGACGCTACCAATACCCATCACGGAAATGATAGGTCAACAATCGCATCTTTGCCATGTTGTCAATTTATTTACCGAAGGAAGTTACGGAAGTTACGGAAGTTACGGAAGTTTGACCGAAAAAAAATTGAAAATTTTTCCGTACGTACGCGGATTAGAAGAAATACAGCGAATCATCCACGTCCACAGGCTCCTCTTTCGTCATCCTTACAGCAAGGTCAAAGCTCATGATCGCGGTGATCACATGGTCGATCCTCTTGCGATCGCGAAGATGGTTCGGCTTCTTGAGCTTCACATTCCCGCTGCTGTCCACCATCGCCTCGGCACTATCCATCATCCAAGCCATGACAGGATCCCCGCCGCCGGTGATCGATCCGGTAAGGTATGCCTCCTGGTACATGTCGGTGGGAAGCGAAATGTTCTTGATCCCTTGGCTGTACTTGAGGGCCATGTCGCTGAACCAATCCCCCAGCCTTGCCTCCATGAGATCGAGTTTCCAACTGTCGCATGCGATCGCAGGGATGTCGTACCGCCCCATCGCTTCTAGGATATACGCTCCCACCATCGCATAATCCACCACCTGTCCAGCAGTGGGAATAATGTACCCCTTCTTGATCCAATCCGGAAGCGGCTTCCTGGTCTGCCTAGTAAGTAGCGTCACCCGGCCTTCAGGAATGAACGCACGATACACTTGCTTCCATTGTTCGCCCGCAACCAGTGGAGGGAAGGTGATGGTGAATGAGGTGAAGTCACTCGTGCTGGAAAGGTCCAACCCACCATACGCCACCCGGCCGGTGAGCGCATCGATGTCGAAAGGAGTGCTGCACCTGTCCAGCCATGCTTCCATATTCGCCCACCGAGTGGATCCCATCACCCATCGGTTCAAGTTCTTTATCCGGAAGTTTATGAGATCAGTTTCGGTTAGCTTGCATTTGTCATACCTATCCTTGAGGGTATCCGGATCCACTGCTCCGGGAACTCCGAAGTTCGGGTTCGCCTTCTCCCATGTGACCACATCATCGTCCTTGTCCCCTTCATCCGGTTCATAGATGCTGATCCAGTAGCGGTCAGACTGTTCGATCCCCAAAAGGATCTGCTTGCACTTCTCATACTCCTGATGACAAACTCCTCCGATCTCCACGCCAGCGGTGGTGATGATCAACATGAGTGCGGTAGGATCGGCCACACGTCCGGAGTCGATCGAGTTGTACAGGGCCTTGTCCTTGTGCTCATGGTACTCATCGAGGAGCAATCCATGGGGCAGCTTCCCATCCTTCGGATTCGCACTGATTCCCTTCACAAACGATTTGTCCATGTCGATCTGCTTGTTGTTCTTTGTATCTGAAACGACCACATTGTCCGCAAAGAATCCATACCGCATCATGTTCGCCGCAGCCGAGAAGGACTCCTGGACCTGATCGAGCGATGATGCTGCAATGTACACCCTTGCCGCCGGATACCCATCACCGAACGCAAGGTAGTCGGCCACCCCTCCTCCTATCGTGCTCTTGCCATTCTTCCTGGCAACTTGCCAGTAACCGGTGGTGAATCTTCTGACGGAAGGATCCTTTACAGATACCCACCCGAACAGCGTGGCGAGATCGAACACTTGCCAAGGTTGCAGCTTAAGTGCAGCACCAGCCACCAACCCGGAGGGGAACCTGAGATTGGCTTGCATCCAACAAAGGGCATCATGGGCAGCCTTCCAACTGAAGGTCCATTCCCACCCATGCTCCGATTTCTCGATATCGGAAAGATGGCGTTCCACCTTCTGTATCTCAGTGAGACCGGCTATGCGTTGTGCGTGTACGATGGAGTCCAGATACTGCTGGAACTGCTCCTTCTGTCGAGCCTCCATTTTTCTCCGCAGCTCGGCCGACAGGCGCTTTCCAGTCACAGGTCAAGATCCTTCTCGAGGGGATCCTTCTCCTCCTCTTCCTTTCTCTTCTCCTTGTCCTGGATCTTCATGGTCCTTCTGGCGGCAGGGGTAGCACCGAACATCCTCATCACCTTTGTGTAATGTTCGAACGCCTTGTTCATCGCATTCAGCTCACCCTGCATCTGGGAATTCCCACCACGTTCGCGGATGTAGTCGGCGACAGTCTTCTCCCCATTGTCGGTGACCGCATCATACATCTCACGGTAGATCCCATACTGGATGCACGCACCCTCGATGACACTGAGGTCCAAAGTGGTCGCGATCTTTTCTTCCACGAGAATTTTCATGATCCTCTTGTACTCAGTCTTCGCATGTTCACTCAAATGTGGCGGAGCTTGTCCAACTTTCTCTATCAATCCAGCAATGATTTTCTTCGCCATCGGCGCATACCCCCTTATGAAAAATCTTCGTGTGTGTTGATCGGGCTAATCGTGCCGGTCGCGGGAAGGGGGCGATTTTTTTCACCCTCCCCCCGGGTCTTCTCCCTCGATTGCTTCTTTGCATAGTATTCATCGATCCTTTTACGGTCCTCGATGCCTTTGCGCGTGTTGCACGAGGTACACAGCGCCTGATAGTGGTCGGGATCCAGATCGAATCTTCCATACAAGTCGAGCATGATCTCAGCTGGCATGTCCTTGTGGTCGGTCACCGTCGCCTTTGCTCCACAGATCGCACAGTGTGGATGCTCGGAGAGGAACTTCTTGGAGAACATGCGCCAACGGTTGTCGTACCCTCGTGCATGTGCCGATGGACGATCGTCTCCACTGTCGGTAAAGGACCTGGCATTGCCTCTGGTACATTCGTCACAGTACCCACTCTTGTTGTTGTGGATGTTCGGACACCCGAACGTCTTGCACATTCTCTTCATCGTTTCTCCTTGCGTATCTCAGGCACCAACTCCTCGATCGCAACACGTATGCGTGCTGGGATCGATTGCCATGCCTCGGTCAGGGAGAAGGCCATCAGGTCTTCCCTCGCAACCCGACGCCTCTCGGCAGCCATGGCGCGTCCAGGCCTCTTGCCCTCACTCTTCGCCATCTGCCTTCATCTCGATGTTGGACATATCATCGGTGAGCCGGGAAAGTGTCAGGCCTTCACCGAAGATCAGATATCGATCCTGAATCGCACAAAGACGGTTGACCACCGTGGTATGCTTGAGCCCCACGACCTTGGCGATCTGGTAGGTTGATATCGACTGTGGCCAGTAGGGGATCGCCTCCACGATCCTCAGGTTCTCATCGGATATCGGTTGCCTCCTCATGTGTGGCTTCATCGGCTCTTGGATCCTCGACGATACTCTGTGTCCTCCTATCATACAGCTGCCTCCATCTCACTGTACTGTGGCCATGTGGCCACCAACTCGACTGCATCCAGCTTCCGTCTGGTAGCAGAGTCGAAGTAACCAAGGACCTTGTCTGGGGTCATGTTGGTTGACAGCACAGTCCGTTTCATGTTGTAGGATCGCTTCATGATAATTTCACTAAGGATCCTTGCTTCATACTCCGTCCATGC